ATAAATTCATCACTAAATGCCGCTAAAGCACTACAATCAATTTTATCACAAAATGTCGCAGTTTCTATACCGAATATTGTTTCAGTAGGAACTGATACCAGAGAAGATGCTTTGGTTTATAGTGTTATAGATACTTTAGACGAAGGAACAAACCCAAATACAGGAACAGAAGGGGGTCTTTCAAAAGGTATAACTTGGGCATTACCCCCTCCTATTGATATCATTGATATGCATAGTGCAAATTGGGAGGGTATAAATTTAGCAGAAGCAAAAGTAGCACAACAAGCAATGGTAGAAGGACAAGAAGCAGGTTCTGGTATTATGCAAGGACTTTTGAGTGCTACTGAGACTTTGGCTAAACAAACAGGAAATGCTTTATCTTTTGGGTTATACGATTTAGATTCTTCTGATGATTTATTAGGACAGAAAATCATGATGGGCCAAGGAAACATATATAATCAATTTTCTTTGGCAACAAGAACATCAATAAACCCAAACACGGAAATGGCGTTTAGAGGTGCAAATTTAAGACAAATGCAATTTCAATATAGATTTATTCCATATGATAAAAAAGTAAGTGATACAATAAAAGCATTAATAGATGACCTAAGAAAAAACATGTATGCTAAAACAAACGATGTCTGGAGATCAGGATACCCTGCAAAATATGCTATTTCAGTAAAAACAAATCCAGCAAAAGACGGACAACCGATAGTTCTCTTTTCTATGGGTAACGGATTAAGATTTGGTGAAAAAATAGGATGTTCACTATTAGATGTACAAGTAGGATATGGGGAGTCAGGAACCTATGCGGGTCATTATGACGGAACTCCTTCAATTATAAATTTGAATTTGACATTTCAAGAAAATATTGTTTCTACAAGAGAATCTATAGAAGACGAATACAAATACGATGTATAAAGACTACTTACAGACAATATACAAGAATACAATAGTAACAGATATTTTTAAAAGAATATATTTTTCTAATTCTTTCAAAAATAGTAATTATGTTGAAGAATATAGTCTTCAAGACGATGATTCGATTGAATCGGTATGTTATCTTCTTTATAACAATTCTAGATTATCTTTTTTTATTTGGTTATTAAACGATATACAAAACATTTATGAAGATTTACCATTAAATAAAAATATTTTTAATAAAAAAATAAACGAAAAATATAATAATTCTTCTATAGTTATAAATCCCGATGAAATAATAAATTTAAATTTTTCAGATGTATTTTATGTTGGGAACCAGAACATCAATTATTCTGTAATAGATTATAATAAATCTTTTAGCCAATTTATTATGGAAAAAATACCAAACACAATATTTAATAATAGTATTAGTTTAAAAAATAAAAATAAAGATATAATTTTAACATTGAATAGTGAGAATTATAATTTATCATATGAAAATAAATTTGGATTGCATCATTTTAAAAACAATACAGATTATTATGTTTCTCCATATGATTTTCCTTTTGAAAATCAAAATACAACATATTTAAAAAATTATGCTACAACAAATGATGAACAATTTACAGAAACCAATATTTTATTTGAAAATAAAATAAATGATGATAAAAGAAATATTTTATTAATAAAACCAGAAAAAATATCTGATATTGTTACAGAATTTAATAGACTATTAATAGGTTCTCCTATTAATAATGTATTTAATTTTACATCACCGAATACTAATATAGAACAATAATGGCACACCTATTACCAAAAGAATATCTTCTTGGTGATTTTTCGCCGATATTATTAAAAAGCGAAAACGATCCCCCTATAGATATAACAAATTTAGTTTCAGAAATACAAGTAGAAGAAAATATATTTAGTCCTTATGTTAAGGGATGTTTGATATTTAAAGATGCTGCATCTTATAGAATAATAAGAAGATTAGAACTAAAAGGTGGACCTGAAACTTCTATTTCCTTTTCTTTTCGTGGTGTTCAGGATGATGGAAAGGGATTACAGGAAGAAATAGAACTAAACAGTTCTGACTATTTTTTGTATAAATTTACTCCCGCTTTTCCTACAAATAAAACAAGTCAACAATTTGTTTTAAATTTTATTCATAGATGTTTTTTTGAAGATCAACAATTCAAATTGTCAAAATGTTTTAAGAAAGAAAAAATAAATACAATAGTAGAATCATTAGGATCAGAAATAGAATTAGAATGGGATGAAGTAGAAGAAACCAAAGGAGATATTGTAACTGCTTTACCTTATGATAATATATTTAAACATATTTCAACTTTATTAAAATACTCAGTAAGAACAGAAAATATAGATGATGTTAATTATGTTTTTTGGCAAAATATAAAAGGTAAACATAATTTTGTAAGTTTAGGAAAACTATACTCAGAAGAATCCAGTTTTGGTTCAACAACAGAAATAACAGATAATAATTTTGAACAGGCAGGGTTTATCTATGCCGAATACTTATCGGGTAATAATTATGCAATAAATAGAAGATTAACGTATGTCCATCATAGTAAAAATAAATCTTTGTATGAAGAAAGTTTAGCAGGTACATATACTTCTGGTATTAATTTTGTTGATCCTCATTACATGAATTCACATGAATATTTAACATATGATATAAATGAAGAATGGGACAAACAAACACATATAACAAGCGAAAGAATAATAGATAAAAATTCTTTATTTTGGGAACAAATAAAAGGACCATTTTTTTCAAGTGAATATAATGTAAAACAGCATGGTTATTGTTGTAAAGAATCACCCGGAGGACAAAGAAATGAACCTTATTGTGCCTCTAAAAGATTAAGTCTTATGGGACAAATGTTTCAGTTAGGAATAGAATTTGTTGTTAGTGGATTTTCAGACACAGATAAAGTTTCTGTAGGAAAAACAATATTGTTTAGTAGACCGTTAATGTATGATCCAGAATTCCAAATAAAACAAGATGATATTTTTTATAAAGGAAAATTTTTAGTAACTAGTATGAAGCATGTTGTAAATTTGAGTAATGCTTTGTCTCCTAAATATTTCTGTAGAATAAGAGCACATAAAGACTCTTTAGGAGATTAATATGATTTTTTGGAAAGGTATTGTTGTAGATATAATGGACCCACTTCAAGCAGGAAGAGTTAGGGTTAGAATTTTAGGAAAACACACTCCCGATCCTGAAAAAATACCAAATGATTGTCTTCCTTGGGCATCTGTTATTGTTCCTTGTAGTTCAGGTTTAAATTCTGGAGTAGGAATATCACCAAATGGAATGACTGTTAACAGTATAGTTCTTGGTTATTTTGATGATGAACATAGCCAACAACCAATAGTTATTGGTGTTTTTCCTAGGCCACATTTCGAAGAAGATGATAATATCCAAGAATTATTTGGATTGACAGGTGAATCTGTACAAAACGGATTCAAGGATTTAAGGGAAGATTTAGAAAAATATCCAGTAAGAGTAGAAAATATTACATATAATCTTGGAGAAGATATTTTAATTGAAAATAAAGATCCAGAAAAATATCCAAGAGAAGATCATATAATAGAAATGAGTCCTAGTTTTATAAATTCAAATATAAAAGGAATAGAGGAAACTTTAGTAGAAACAAAAAGAAAAACTTTACAAGACGGAGGTATTTTAGAAAAACAAATACGTTTAGCAATATACCCTACAGAAAAATACGAAGTTGTCCCTAATGTTAAATTCAGTAATACAAATAAAGCAGAATTTATACAATACAGTGAAGATTTTAGATTTTCTAGTGATATTAAATCTACAATGTCAAATTATAAAGCAGCAAAAGAAGAGAACAGAATAAATTCAGACAATAAAAACATATATGGAACAGAATAATGAGCGAAGATTTAAAATGGAATGAACCACCAACTCAATACTCAAAAAGAAAAGGAGAGCCAATAGAAGAGGAAGACATTCCTTGTGGTTGTGAAGGAAGTTGGGGTAGTGGTGAAAGTCAAGATGATATCTTTCATAAAAGAACTATATATCCTTTTAACCATGTCTATCATTCTGAAAGTGGTCATTTTGTAGAAATAGACGATAACAAAGAAAGTGAAAGAATATCAATTAACCACCGAACTGGTTCTTTTGTAGAATTTCATCCAAATGGGGATAGAGTAGATAAAATAGTCAGAGATTCTTATCAATCTATTTTTCGTGATAGTAGAGTTCATGTTTCTGGGTATTCTGAAGTCACTATAGACAAAGGAATGAAAATATTAGTAAATTCAGGAGAAAACGAAAATACAGAAGAGGAATCTTTAAATTTTGATATTCATGTGGGTAAAAATGCAAATATAAACATCTATGTTGAAAAGGGGGACTTAAACGTAACTCTTGAAGAAGGGAATTCAAATATCTTAGTAAAAGAAGGCGATGTAAATTTAAGACAAGAAGATGGTAATTACAAGCAATATGTTAACGGGGATTATAGATTACATGTAACAGGAAGAAGAGAAACAATAATAGAACAAGATGATATTTGTAAAATACAGAGATCAAGAGCAACAACCATAGAAGGTGAGTTAGATTATTTGGAAATGACTAATGATAATGGACATTTTGAAAAGGTTGGCACACAAGAATCAAAACGAATGTCTAAAAATATAACAACCAGTTCTCTAAATAATATTTCAAGAACAGAAGAACAAACAGTAATAGAAACCACAGATCCTGATTTAGGAAATTTAACAATATCTTCTTGTGCAAATATGTCTTTTTCTTCTGGTTGGAATCCTAAAACAAAATCAAAATCTTCTAACGTAGATCCAAAAATGTATTTTTTTGCTAATGAAAACCCAAGATTCAGAACAGGAGGAGAAATATGGTTTTCTACAGACAGACACTTGAATTTTGTTTCAGGAGAAAACACATATTTTGATGTCAAAGGCGACCAATTACATGTAAAAACAGGATTACTTTTAACACAATGGAGACAAGAAAAACCACCAGTCCCACAAGTATTGACTTTAAATTCTGTTTTTTCTTCTTTTATAAATTATGAAAAAATAATAACCGAAGGTTTTACAAACATAAATATAGATACGCCATCTAGATAGAACTGGAGTTGCCTTGCAAAATCTAATTTCAAACTTACAAGAACATTTAAATTTTATTATATTAAGTTTTGTTTTGATTTTAGCATCATTTTTAAAAGATATTTTATATAAAATTTTAAATAAATTAAAAATATTAAAAGAAATGAATATTGAGAAAGTGATAAAGGGACACAATTCTATAAACGAAATTTTATCAGAAATAAGATCAAAAACAGAATCAGCAAGAACATCTATTATACAGTTTCACAACGGAGATTATTACTCAAACGGAACTCCTATTGTTAAATTTTCAATGGGTTATGAATCTTGTTCATTGGGAGTGTCTTCTCATATAAACGAAACAAAAGATTATCTACTTTCCAATTATAGTGGTATTGAAGAAGCCATAGAAAATAAAAATACAATAATAAACACCCATGAATTGAAAAATACAAATTTTAAGTCGTTTTTATTAGAAAAAAATACCATAGCTTTTTATTCTTTTCCTATAAGATCACACAAAAATCACGGAAATATTATTGGTATTTTTTTTATAGAATGGTGTTCTAAAGATAAAATAAAAAATATAAATATAAGTAATATAGAAAATATGTGTAATAAATATTGTGGAATATTACAAAACTTAATAAACAAAGAAAAATGAGAAAAACATTAAAAATAACAGATTTGTCCTTTGACTTTAGAGCACATCCTTCTTCTGGAAATTTGGTTCTAGTAGAAGACAAAAAAGCAATAAACCAATCAATAAAAACTTTAATATTTTTAAACTTAAAAGACAAATTTTACAACATTGATAATACAGTTGGAATAAATGATTATTTGTTTGAGAATATGTCCATAGTAGACGCGGATAAATTAAAAGAAAATATAAAAAATATTCTTATAAAATATGAGCCAAGAATAGAAGTGGATAATGTTTATATTTTATATAACGAAACTTTAAATTCTATAACAGTAGACATAGTTTACAGTATAATAGCAGAAGATGAACTAAATTCTTTAACTTTAAATTTTGGTACAAGTAAATGAATAACAAAATATCCATAACAAAAACAGATTTTTCTGGTATTAAGCAAAATTTAATAGAATTTCTAAAAACACAAGAAGAATTCAATTCTTTTAATTTTGAAGGTTCTGCTTTAAATGTTCTTATGGATATTTTAGCTTATAATACATTTTATAATGCTTATTATAATAATATAACTGTTAATGAAATGTTTATGAGTAGTGCTTCGAAAAGATCTTCTATCATATCTTTAGCTAAGCATTTTGGTTATTTTCCAAGAACAATAACAGCATCTACTTGTGTTGTTGAAATAAAAACAAACATAAGCAATAGTAATAATTATTATATACCAAAGTATACTACTTTTATAACAAATTTAAATAATATAACATATCCTTTCGTTGTAATGAATGATGTTTATTTCACAAACAACGAAGAAGAAAATTACAGAACATCTGGGCCTGTTATTTTAAAACAAGGAAAGTTAAAAAAATATTCATTTGTATATGACTATAATAATTTTAATAAAAAATTTATAATACCATATTCAAATGTTGACTCTTCTACCTTAGTAGTAAAAGTACAACCAGATCCATCTTCTACAGAAGAGATATTATTTAAAAAAGTAAGTGATATAACAAAAACAACAGATACTGATAATGTATATTTTCTTCAACAAACAGAAGATGATAAATTAGAAATATTTTTCGGTGATGATGTTTTTGGTAAAAAATTACAAGATTCTAGTATAATAAGAATAGAAATATTGCAAACAGAAGGAAAAAGTGCGAATGATATAGGAACAAACAATTCTTCCAGCACTTTCAATATTAGCCAATCTGATTTTTCATCTTTTTCTGGTGAAACCGTAAGCCTTGAAACATTCACGATAGAAGTATTACAGCCTTCTCATGGTGGGACTGATAGAGAATCCAATGACAGTATAAAAATAAATTCAACAAGAACTTATACTAGTTCAGAAAGAGCAGTCACAAAGGACGACTATAAAAATATTATACTAAGAGACAATCCTGAAATAGGAGATGTAATTGTATGGGGAGGAGAAGAAAACGAACCCCCCGATTATGGAAAAGTTTTCTTATCTGTTAAACCAATTTCCGATTCTTCTTTGTCGGAAATAGAAAAAAATAATATAATATCAAATTTAATAAACAACAGAAATATAGTTGGTGTTAGATTAGAAATAGTAGATCCAAATGTCATATATTTAAATATAGAAATATCAGTTAATATAGATCCTATTGTAATATCAAATACAACAAACATTCAAACATTGATAAGAGAAAATGTAATTGATTTTTTTGTTGATAATTTGAAAAAATTTGATAAAGATTATTATAATTCTGAACTTGTAGAAAAAATACAAAACATAGATCCTTCAATTATTTCTAATACTATTAAAATTAAATTAAGTAAAGAATTTTTTCCAAATCTAGGAGTTCAGCAAAATTATCTAATAGAATTTGATAATTCTATAACAAATTTAAAAAGCAATGCTTTCGGTTACAACGATATAACACAAACACCAAGAAATTGTATGATAGAAGATGATGG